ATCGTGTTTTCACAGGATACTACCGCTTCCCCGGCGCGCACGCGGACTTTGCATCGCGCGTCGACCAAGAAGATCCTTTCCTCAACAACGCGGAGCCTCATGAGGCGATGCACCGTCCAGTTAGTCAGGATCAATATATTACTATGATTACTAACACTATTCCAGAATCGGGTGCGACCGATAAATCGCAAATCGAGATGAGCCAGCAACCAGCTATTGCCATCTCCGATACAGTTGGAAACGTCCTTCCATCGGATGTCTCCCTAGCTAATTCCAACGACCCTGCTAAGGTCGCTACTGAGCGCATTGGTACTACCATTCATGACGCTCCACAGAAGACTTTGACAGCTGTCTCTGTCGGTAAAACTACAGTTCAATCTAAGAATGATCGAGCTGCAGCATATATGAATGATCCATCATGGGATCTATCTATGTTGTCTAATAAGTTTACCTACATTGAAGACATCACGTGGGATATTACTCAAATTACCAATACTGTCCTTAAGCGATATAATGTTCCTAAGGACCTCATCCGCACAGCGGCCCAGAAAGCCCCTTTTCTAGTTACAAAGCTATGGAAGTGTAAGGATATTGTTTTGAAGATAGTATTGAAGGCATCCCCCTTTTATGCAGGATGTCTCGGATTAGGATTTTATCCTCTTGGTGATCCTGTCGTTTCAATGGATCCCAATATAATGATTCCTCTGGGAGCTCAGATTGTAAAAGTTTCGCAGGACGAGTCTCATGAGATAACAATCCCGTTCCGTCATTTTTATGGATACATAGATGCCAATGATGAGGCTCAAACATTAGGACAATTTTACATTTGGGTCATTTCCCCTCTTCGCACAGGCACTGGTAATGCTAACTCTATTTCTATGTCCGTTTACGTTGCTTTTGAAGGTAACGAGTTTAAATTGCCTGATATAGTCCCAGCCGGATCTTTCCATTCCTACAAATTGGATAAACATCAATCCATGGTCGTCACATTACCTGAAAGCGGCCGGGACTTGGGTTCCTCCAAAGTTAAAGATGGGATAAAAGATTCGCAGTTTTCACAAAAAGCCGTCGAAGCATCTGTAAACGACAATATCGCCGATATGAAAGCTACCGTTTTATCAAATGGTCCAGGAACAGTCGCACGCGTAAGGCCCCAACACTATCAGGACGCCCCGACTTGCATGAATCAGCTTTCCAAAAGATGGAGGACTTTGGGACTTTATAAGTTGTTCGTTCAAGCTAATGCCGAACGCACTATAACCATTCCTATCGTTCTTCTCGCTCCTGCTATAGCTCCGTTTTGGACTTACTTTGCCGCATATCGAGGCTCCTTAAATGTTCGCATCGACTCGGATGCTGACTCTATGAAAGGCATGCTTATTACTGTTAAAGGTATTGGCGCTGGCGACACACTGTCTGGATCTATGGTAATGGACCCATTAACTACTTCCGTTACTGTTAGCGTGCCTTGGATGCATGATACGTTTATTGGTTCATTTACAGGATTTAATACAGGCCTCTCTGATACTGACGCCATTTATATTAACGTCATCAATTACACTAATACCGATAAATTTTTCGATTTCAACATTTACGGCGCAGTCGGTGATGACTGGCATTATGGTATATTTAGGGGCACCGAAGGACTTCCTGAGCTCATTCCATTAAACATTACTGCTACTGGAAACCTTGCATTCGTCAGGACCGAGATAGAATCTGGCATTTTGGAAGAAATCAACACTGCTTTGGACAACACTATACCTATAGTAGAGAAAGTTTCTGTGCTGGCCAGCCTTTTGGACGCTCACATGATTACTCAGCAGCCTGCCCCGGTGCTTATGAAGACTCGTCCTTATACAATATCTACCGATGTTCCTCAATTTGTTGAACGACTTTGGACCACTAACCATAATGGCATGTCTTTGCCCGACGATCAGTGTTTCGGTGTTTCCACTACTGAAACCGACATACGTCGATTGGTTACTGAAACCAAGACTTTGTCCGCGAGATATTCATGGCAGCAAAGTCACGCTGCTGGTCATGTTCTCGCCAATATTGAAGTCGGTCCAGATATAGCTATTACTCCAGGAAGTTTACACGGCATATTTGCTAGGATGTACAAGAAATGGCATGGAGGAATAGTCTTTCTGTTTGACATTATAGCATCGGAGATGCATCGTGGGCAACTTTTGTGTGCATATTCCCCTCGTCAATCTTTTTCGCCTGCTTATGCCGATGCCAGTCAGACGTATTTTACCACGCTAGACTTAAATAGCGGACGCGGTACATACGCCGTCATTTGCCCGTACTTGTGTGAGAAGCCGTATCTTGATGTTGAGGATGGAATGGGTACATTGACTCTTTACGTACAAACTCCACTCCGTTCAACCTCAGCTGTTCATCCTGATGTGGAGATAGTCATGTATACCGCTTTCGATCACGATATAGCTTTTGGCTTATACGGAACTGATGGATTTTTGACTGGTCCGTCCACTTCTAGCCTTGTTCGCACGGTAATGAAGAAAAGCAAATAGTTTGATACGCTTTAGATATCACTTCGTAAATTATTTCGTCTCTGATAGTTTATGAATTTTCGCTTTAGAGATTTTGCTATTTTATGATTTTAACTTTTACAATTGTACTAATTTTAAACAGTTTATTTTATTTAGGCCCTCGTTATGTATTTTATTTTATGTATTCATTTGACCTCTAACGTTATACTCCTTGGTTTATATATGCAGCGCAATCAGCTGTTTACGGAATGACCGGAGATTCATTAAATTGAATCGCAAGTTTATGATTTAATATTTATTCAGATACTTATTCCC